TCGAATAGTGAACCATGTTCTTCGTAGGATAGTTTAGCCTCGCCAAGTACTACGTGAGCAATATTGTTTAGTGAATATGATTCTTGCTGACCATAAGCATAGCCAAACTTTTTGAATACTTCCATATAATCCATTTGGGATATACCGTGGAAGTCATAGGTCTGATTTTTGTTTTGAGATTTGTAACCAATTCTAACTTCTCTTTCGTCGACCATGCCCCATGGAGATAGTTTTTTGACGTTTGCCCCGCCAAGATCTGGGCCAAATACTCTTAGAATTCTATTTACAAGATAAGGTATATCGAAGAACTTAGAGTTCCAGCCAGTAATAACATCGGGTGTGTGAGAGGGTGTAGCCCAGTGGTTAATAAAATCTATAAGCAGTTCTTTTTCGTCTGCACATTTTTTGTAAACCACACGATTGGTTTTCATAATAGATTTATCTACATCGTAATCACCTAAGCCCCAAACATAGTATGTATTGTCGATATTATTTTTAAGACAAATAGCAGTTACGGTTCTAGCAGCTTCTTTTGGCTCTGGGAAACCATCGTCGGATTGGACTTCAATATCGATGGTGGTTACGTTGATTTTAGATCTATCAAATTCTATAGTGCCGGGGAATAGATCGTTAACAAGAGCTGCAGTATGTCTGGTATTACCAAAGATCTTTCTGCCCGCTACGTGCTGGTTTTCTTTTACCCAATCTTTAGCATCTCGCATAGATTCGAATTGTACGGGAGCAACTGCATATCCATCTAGGGATTTCCATTGCGTTGCTTTGGTGGTTGCCACGAATAATGTGGGCTTGTATTTTATTTTCTTTTGAACTCTCTTGCCGTTTTCTATGCCACGATATAGGAGCATATTGCCGTAGCGAGAGATGTTTGTATAAAATTGCATAGTGAGTATATTATACCATAATTTAGAAGGTTTGTAAACCTTTTTTTTCAGTCAGGAACGGTGGGGTAGTTTCCTACCCCCCGCATGAGTTTTGTATCACTTTGGACTTAAACAGATATAACGCTTAACCAAATTAGTAACGGTCCTATGCCTACGCATGCTGCTGCTACTATTGTTGTTATAAACATATCTTTTAAGGCCTTAACGATATCATGATTATCAGCCATGTAAGCTTTTAATTGTGTCATGATTAATCTCCGGTAAATTGATTATTACAACCTACCAGGTTTCGCTAATTGAGAATCTATTCTTGAATAAATTCTTTCTTCTTTGATGTCCCAGTAGACCCTATGTTGATCTTCCTCGGACGCTGTTCTTCTGGGATTTCTACTCTGGCATTCACCACGAGAATTCCATCCTTCAGATCAGCCCCATCTATTACGACAAATTCAGAGAGTCGGAAGCTCTTCTCAAATTTGCGGGATGAGATACCTTTATACGCATAATCACGTTCAACATCATCTGTTTTACCCGACACTTTTAGAATTCCATCTTTAACCTCTACGTCGAGATTATCCATACCGAATCCTGCCACAGCTAGTTCTATGATGAAATTTTCTTCATCTACTCTAACAATATTGTGTGGTGGGTAGTTATCAGTTCCAGTTCTAGCAGAGTTATGAATCCTTTCTAAGTCTTCAAACAACCCGTCAAAACCGACGAATAGTGAACGTGGTACGTTCAAGTTACTTCTTACCATAATGTTTTCCTCCTATATATAGCAAGGTTATGAGAACCGGTCCAATACCGCATTCTTCGATTATATTTATACGAACAATTTATTTAGATCGTATAAATAATAGTATATTATATGAAAAGACTATTTAAAAAATTCCACAAACTAATGAAATCCGGTCGAATCAATAAAGTAATTAAATTATCTTTTTAATCCTGTTTAGTATTTCCAATATTATACTTCGGACATAGCTCCCACTGAGATTTCTCTTTAAAAGGTATTACCTTTATTTGCCTGAGAGGCGCTGTGTCTGCTGCTTGGGAAGGTTTTAACATTGTAACCAATCCCCAATCAGATAACAAAGTAGCAATTGTATTCCTACGTTGTATATCATTCTCTATTAAATTAGATGGCTTACCATCCAATAAGAATAATTCTTTAAAATGTACGATGAAGTATCTGCCTTGCTTATGTAATATATGGCAAGACTGATATAGTTTTTGATCTTTGCGTGATGCAACCCCAATACGGGTGAGTGTTTCTCTTATCTTGAGAAAGTCATCTGGTTCGTTAAGAGTGACTTCTAGCATATCTGCCGGAACCCATTCTTTTATTTCATTATTTTCTTTTTCCACCTTTATAAATCCTATGTTTCAATTGTTCAATCTGGTCCGGAGTGAGGAGGGATAATACTGATTTTGCTTTTTCATTACTATATCCATAATTTTCTTTAATCACTTCCAAACTTTCGACTTCCGATGGTTTAACCCATTTAGAAAATCTTTTTTTCTTTCTTATTATATTTATATAAAATTGATTCTGAAGCGCGCTATCTAGGTGGTGATTTATGTTCATTTCATTCGCATATAGAACTGTATCTCTAAAATGGGATAATGTCCTATTTACTAGAAAGGGTTGATATGCTTTCTCTGTTTCTTCGTCTACTATTAGATTCTTCTTAGTAAAGTTAATTGCGTTTATAAAATCAAATGGATTCATTTTTATAATAACTTAACTTGGCTTGATACTTTTTAAGTGTTTCATATCCTTCATCAACTACTTCATTTAGCTCTTTTATTCTTTTTTGGGCTTCAGCTAATTGTCCTTGAAGCTCTAAAACATTATCTTGTAATACTTTTATTTGTATATCTTTTGACATCATTTGATTTCTATTCCTGCCATTATTTCGGTTAAACAAGCTACAAGATTAAGTTCGTGGTCTGCCACAAATGCATTCTTGTATTGATAATCAGCTAATATAAGAACTAACTGAGGTATGCTTTTTGGGTCAATATATTCATACATGTTATCGTATATCTTTCTAAATATAGAAGCTGGTTCCGTATCCATATTATCAGCTACCCATTGTCTCATACGTTTAAAGTCTTTGTGTTTAATATGAAGCATTAGATCATTGATAGAAGTCTCGCTAACGCTTACTAGTATGCCTGTATCTATGTTTCCGCTGGTACTATATCTTTGTAATTCATTCAGAACTCTACGCCAATCTGGCATATGTTTCATAATAAGATCGGCAATTACCTGAGGATCGTACTTGATACCTTCAGCTTTTAGAATATATTCTACTCTTTTCATAAAGTCAGAAAGTAGAGGAGGCATATCCTTTTTAGCTATATTGAATTCTATAACCGAACACCTGGAGTGTAGTGGTTCTATAATTCTATTTTTAAAATTACAAGTAAGAATAAACCTGCAGTTTCCTGAGAATTCCTCGATGAAACCCCTAAGAGCAGGTTGGGTGGACTGGGGGTTTAGATAATCTGCTTCATCTAAAATCACCACCTTGTATCCACCCGAGAGCGAAACAGTACTTGCGAACTGTTTAATTTTATTTCTAAGTGTGTCTATATTACCTTCTTCTGATCCATTAATCAATAGGTAATCTAAATCTAATTCATTACAGAGTGCCTTTGCTACAGTTGTTTTTCCCAGACCGGCTGTTCCGGTTAAGAGCATATTGTGTAGTTCACCTCCGTTAACAATATCCTCAAATGTAGCTTTTATATGGGAAGGCAGTATTACATCTGCAATAACATTTGGTCGATATTTCTCGACCCATAAGAATTCATTCATTAAAGTACCTCCCAACCAAGAACTGTATCAAGCCTAAAACTTCTCCAGGCTTCTTTATCTAGGGCCCAAGCAGCAAAGTGATCTGATTCACCGGTAATATTACCGATCCCCATTTTTACATTATGTGCTTCGAGTACGAGTGGGTTAAGAGTACAAGGCATAACTCTTATTTCATCTGAGTTAACCTTTTGAAAGGTAACCTGAACGGTACCATTCTTTAAAGCCTTCATTAGCTTTTCTTTTTCATTTTTATCCATTATATAATCCTAATTAAGGTTAGCGGGATTTGACCCTCCCGCAATAGGTTTTTTGTCAAGCTTAGCTTTCGTCTGCTTCAGCTGGTTCAACATCCATTTCCTGTTGAACTGGTTCACCTTCTTCAGGTGTTGGTTGGCTCGCTTCGAGGAACTTAACAGTTTTACCTCTTAGTGCACCAATAGCTTCAAGCTCTGCGCCTTCGAATGCTCCTCTTTTCGAACAAATATCAATTATTGATACGAAAGTTTGGATATCCGCTAGCGAGAGTTGTACAGGCTCTGCTGCTTGATTTTCTACTGCGTCTGACATATTATTTCTCCTTTGCAAAGTAGACTAATTTGAGAGGCCGATTATTCGCACCTCCACCATTATCTCCATAATTAAATGGAGAATTCTTTTGATGCATATATTTATACATTAAAAACTTGTTGATTGCTCTAAAGCAACGAAATATTCCACTGGGAAATTTAGGTTCTGCCAATGGGATATTTTCTTAGATGATAACGAAACGAAGTAATCTCCTGGGATTAACTTTAGGTTACCAATATTAAAATCGAAGTTAAAGTCACTTGTTATATTATTATCCGATTGGATATTTAAAGTGAAAGTATTACTAGTTGAATCTTTTACATCAAAGATAATAGCTTCAACTGAACCATCGTTACCGGTTAGGCTTAGATCTGAATGTCCTAATACAGAAGATGCTTGTTTTAATTTAGCGAGCATGTCTTCTGATAAAGTAACACCAACATCTACCTCTGGCATATTAATATCTTTTTGTGGGGTTGTAAGTATTTCAGTATTCGAATAGAAGTATTGAACTTGCTGTGCTATATTACTTCCTCCACTAACGGTTAAATATTTATCTTTAAAATCTAAAGAGGGTGATTCGATTAGGTTAAGAACAGAAAGAAATTCATTTAGATCATATATCCCAACTTGATTAGGAAAGTCTTCCACGATTTCTGCTTTAGCCATTACGGTTTTAGATTCAGATATTGTTTGAATCTTTTGTCCTGGTTCAATAACCAGATTTGGATTTATTGTAGAAAAGTTTTTTAAGACTTCTACTGTATCATTAGATAGTTGCATAATATATTCCTTTTTTATTTAATGGTACCATTATACCATAGTTCGTGACGAAAGTAAATCCCTTATTTGTAAAAAACATGGTCATTAATTATCACGGTTGAAGTTAAGTAATCATTCCAGTAAGGATCTACTGTTGTAGTATGATACCATAAAGCGCCTTCTGTAATATCAGGGTAAGACCCATCTAATATCCATCCAGCTAATTTAATTGATTCCATCCAGGTAACACTATCTGTAGGTTCATCTGATTTACCATCACAGAACCAACTAAATTGGCATTTGTTTCTAACTGGCATCATGTTACCTTTCCAGTTCTCTTTCCACTTAGCTTGATAAATTACATCACAAACTGTATTAGGAAATTGCCCATCTTGAACTCTGTTTAGAACTACATGTGCAACTGCCATTCTTCCTGCTTGTGGTTGATTAGCAGCTTCGAAATAAATGTTTTGTGCTAAGCAATATCTATCCCCGTTCTCATCACTGCTCTTTGCATACATTGAAAATGTCATGAGCGTTAAAAATACTAATATCATCATACATATATGGAATGGAACAAACCATTTAGATTCGGATGACCAAATTGGTGGTATCTTTTTCATAATTTTATATCCTTGTCGTGTTCGCTAAGCGCGATAATTGCGTAATGTAATACTTTCATAAGATCTTTTCTATGATCAGTCCTATGGCCTTTACGACCGTATCTCTGTGCATACTTAAGTATGTTTCCAATAGCAAAACCTATACCATGACCGCAGTCAGAGATAAATTCTGTTGATTGGAATTTGTTTTTAGAATAGTGTCCACCATAGGTTTGGTCGATATATTCTTGGAGCTCTTCAATAAGAGCTCCTTCGTTAAACTTATAATCTACTTTAGATTTTGTCATTATATTCCTCGTTTGCTAAGTCTTCTAGATCGACCTCATTCTCAGGTTGGCCATAATCTAGTTGAGCACCTGAATCTACTTTCGTGTATAGATCCAAGAATGCTAGTTTTGTATCATCATCGAACCTTGAAATACATAGGTCGATTGATTTCATTTTATCTTTGAAGATAGAGAAAGTTTGAACTACGTGGCAAAGCCTTCTAGTTGAGATAACTTCATCTACGCCATCATCATAAAATGTTTTTCTAATTATATCTGCCCAAGTAACAAGCTTTTGTACAAACTCATCATCTTGAACATCGAATTTATCCATATGCTTAGAAAGGATTTTCTTTTCAATAGCAGCGGAAGGGAATTGCTGATCCACTGAGATAGTAAATCTTTCTAGGAAAGCTTCATCGATAATAGAAGCTGCTGTAAATCTTCCATCATCGGAACCTTTACCTTTAGTGTTCGCTGTTGCGAATACGTTGAAACCTTTTTTAGGTGTAATTGTTTCACCGGTCTTTTTAACTAGGACTGGCTTACCTTCTAAGATACCTTGAAGACACATAATCTTGTTAGTAGCTCTATCGATTTCATCGAGTAGAAGTATTGCGCCATTTTCCATAGCTTTTAGAACTGGGCCTTTAGCAAAGACTGTTTCGCCGTTAATCAATCTAAATCCACCAAGTAAATCATCCTCATCTGTTTCAGGGTTGATTTGAACTCTAATGAATTCTTTACCAATTTTAGCACATGCTTGCTCAATCATAAATGTTTTACCATTTCCAGATAAACCAGAAACGTATGTAGGATAAAACATTCCAGATTTAATAATCTGTGTAATGTCTTTGAAAGAACCCCATGGAACGAATGTAGGATCTACTGTTGCGTATGATCTTTCATCGCTAACAATAGATTGCATTTGAGCCGCAGTAGCTGGGATTTTATCCGTAGCTGCCGGAGCTTGTTCTGCTGGTTCAGGAAGTAAACCATCTAAAGAGTAAGTACCAATCTTAACTCTGTTTTCTGGTTTAAGTAAAGGATAATAATCCTTAGCGGTGAAGCCCATGGACTTTGCCACGTCTTCGATTATGGCCCTACGGAAATCCGTTTGACCTGGGAACTTAGTAGAGATTTCTGCTAAGATCCTTTGTGTTGATATTCTCATTTCTTTCATTATATAGACTCCTTATCTTTTTGAAATTATATGTATATTATACCGTATTTTTGAGGGGATGTAAACCCCTAATTTGAAAAGTTCACGAAATTGTGACGTAAGGGTATTAAGCAACTGCTTGACCGATTGATGTCATTAGGACTTTGTTTGTTTTCTTGCCCTTGCTGAACTTTTTAAATGCTGTTCTGATTTGAGCATCGCTCATATCTTCTGTAACCTTTTCGTCGAACTCTTCGTTCTGAGCTGATAATGTTTTACCACCTTTTAGTAAGTAGTAGTTATCATAACCAAAAGCGTTTGCTCTATGTACGCACTTATTCTTAGTGTATTCTTTAGTGCATTCTTTTCTAAATTCGGAATCATAACCATCTGTTTCACAATAGTGTGATAATCTGCTAATTCTATTTCTAAAGTGGTAAGCATCATCTGCCATAAAGAATCCCATTGTTTTTACTTTTAAGGATTTAGCCATATTTTCTAGAAGGGAATCAGTAGGAGCATAAGAATCTAGCTCTACTTTCTTTTTGTTTATAATAGCAATTCTTTTACCATAACGACCCAGGCTAATCTTTTTATCCCTGAGCTTTTCGTCTTGTGTGGAATACATACCATTAGCATCACCATCTGTGAAAGTAACAAAGTTCATTTTCTCTATTCCGTGCTTAGCTACAAACTCTTTAATTAGGTGGTGTGAAACTATAATAGCTTGGTTAAGAGGAGTTGAACCATATTCTTCTTCTCTAGCTAGTGGGCATGAATCACCCCAGTAGTTATCTTTCATTCTAAGATACATGTGATGAATAGAATCATTAAAATCTTTTTTCTTTAATGATGAAGAACAAATAAGAGGCATAGAAAGGTTTTGCATATCCATATCGCCATCTTGTATTTGTTGAATAAATCCATCTCTCTCGTAGCTAAATGCTGTGTTATTTGTAGTGAAACCATATACGTCGAATGGTATATTAATTGCTTTACAGAAGTGAACCATATGTAAAAGCTGATCCATTACATAAGGCATTGAGCTTGACATAGAACCAGAAAAGTCTACGAGCATTATCATGCCATGGCTTTTTGCATCTGCTAATGTTGTAACTTGTGCAAATATATCTTCTGAAGTTTTATAAGCCCAAAGCTTACCAACATCCAATCTGCCAGTTTTAGCAGTTGTTGCTCTTGTATATCTAAAGGCTGCTTTTCTTTGCTCGAATTCTTTAACAGCAAAATTAACAGATCTTTTGGTTTCTTTTACATACTGTTTGAATTCTGCATCTGTTGGGTCAACATTGATTTCTAATCTAGATGCTTTTTCATCTCTTTTCTTTTTTAAATCTTTATAATCAATAACAGCATTTTTAATGTGGAAAGGTCTTAGCTCGTTTATTACGGTATAACCTTCGCCATCCTCACCTTTATCGATAAGAGTTTCCTCTTTAGATCTAAATGCCTCGTCTGTTTCTGAAACATCTGCGTCTGGCTGATGCTCTGGCTGAGACGAAATTCTTTGTAGCTCTTCTTTTAGTTCTTCTAATGTTGGTTCTCCTTGTTCTGCATCTTCAGAAGAATCAGATGATTCGACATCTTCTTGGCTTGAGCTCTCTGTCTCATCCGTGGAGCTTGAACTTTCATCTGATCCTTCTTCTGAATCTTCTTCTTGGTCGGCAGGGTAATCATCGTGACCTTGTTGTGGGCCCTGATCTTCCTGATCTTGTTCTTTTTCTTCAATCTGGTCCAAAAGATCTTGTACGACCTGAGGAATTTCTTGAGGTTGAAGTAATTCGTCTTGGTTTTCTTGTGTATAAATTAGGATGTCTTTTGCTAATTGAACCACTTCGTCCCAAGTTTGGTTAGCATAAGCTCTATCCAAGAATACTTTTTCTTCTGAATTAAATGGTACATCTAATAAAGAACCTAATTTAGTTTTAAGGTTAATCTTATCAATAAGTTTTACCTCATCCCAATCTAAATTGTATATATCACCGAAGAATTCTCTTTTAAGTAATTCTTTATATCCTCTTTGCATAGGACCAGTAAGTCCTGGATATGTTGATCTAATGTCTCTTTCTATTCTAGCATCTTCGATAACATTTAAGTAAGATCTTGGAGCACCTTTTAATTTTTCTGGGCTATCATGCCATCCAGACTCAGGAGTAAATAATGCGTGACCAACTTCGTGACCACATAATAGGTCATAAACATCTTTACCCATATCTTTCCAATTAGGTAATCCTAAGACCCTATTCTTAACATCGAACCAGGCAGTATGGTAGTTACCATGTCTAATAGTAATATCTTCTTTAGCTAGTAGCTTTGGTAATATAGATGATTGTAACATTAAAACTCCTTATTTTTTTAAAGTATGGGTGTATTATACCGTAGTTTTAACCTAATGTATACCTTTTTTTGCATTTATTTTTAAAAATTCACGTAAACGTGACGAAACTCCCAAAAAAACCTTGGTTTAGGGGGCATACTAACACTAAGGACCCCCTCAAAAGAATCGCTTAGGCGCACGCTAGTGAGTCCGTTTTTACTTAATTTTACTGAAATTCTTTTGTTTAAAGAATTCTATCTTAGAACGGAATTTATTTTCAAGTATGTCACCTTTGTGAGATATAATGAATACGTTGGTCCCATCTTCTAATGTAGATAGTATTTTAGTTAAGCTTTCTATACCATCATGGTCTAATGAACTATCGAATGTTTCATCGAGGACCAATAGGTTAGTAGCTGCACTATTCTTTAACTTAGCTATTTGTCTCCAAGTAAATAATAAACTTAAATCTATTCTTTGTTTCTCACCTTCAGAAAAAGAACTATAGTTAAAACTATCCCTGTGTCTAGATCTAATTGTTTCATTAAAGTTTTCATCTAAGTGGAATGCCACGAAGAAATCTAATATCTGTAGGTATTGGTTAATTAGCCTATTCATGACAGGGAGATACTGCTTAATGACCTTAGTTTTAATACCTGTGTCTTTAAGCATTTCCCCAATAACTTCATTATATGTTCTTTCTTCTACATACTCTAATTTCTTTTCGGTTAGATCTTCTCTTGATTTTCTAGCACTATTTAATTCTTTCTTAGCTTTAGATACATCGCCTGTGGCGCTAGATAACTGATTAATCTCTTTCTGTATACGATCTATTTCTTTTTGTAATACAGTTATCTTTTCATTATTAGAATTAATCTTTGTTTGTTTCTGTCTTAGTTGATTAATTTTATTCTGAACATCTTGTATCTCTGCTTTGGTATCTTCCATTTGTTTAGTAAGTAATACCTTTTCCTGCTGTACATCTGCCGCAGATTTCTTAATCTCATCTATCTTAGTATCTTTTAATTCTTGGCCTATATCTTGATCGCAAGTTGGGCAATGATCGTTGTCTTCATAGAATCTTGCTTGGCTTACTAGATCTTTAATCTTTGCCGTATGCTGGAGGTCGTGGGACTTTAAATTGGACATTTCGTCGTTATTAGTTTTATACCGTTTATCCTCCACTTTTAACATGGTCTCTAAATTCTTGCCGAGCGTTTTACTTTCTTCGAATGTTTCTTTTATTTCTTTTTTATGCACGCTAATAGAATCTTGTTTCTTTTCTATTTGGTCTTGGTTAAGAGATTGTAAATCTTTAATGTACTTACTTTGACCAGTTATCTTTGTTTTAACTAATTCTATCCTATGGTTAATATCAACTAACTCATCTTTTATTTTGGAGTTACGTTCTTTTAATAATGTATTCATCTTAGAAAAGATATTAATATCTAGTAAGTCTTCTATAACTGATCTACGTGACCAAGCAGGTAATTGCATAAAAGGAATAAAAGAACTAGATCCTAATACAACCACTTGGTGGAATGATTTATGGTTTAATTTTAATATGTTTTGTTCTAAGAACTTTTGAAAATCTCTAGCATTAGCTGCTTGATTAATCATATTATTGTTTTGCCATATTTCAAACCGTGCTGGTTTAATACCACGAACAACTCTAAAGTCTTGGTTACCTATAGAAAATTCTACTTCTACCACAGTTTTCTTTCCATTAATACTATTGATTAATTGGTTTTTGTTTATATCTCTATGGGGTTTGTTAAACAAAGCAAAAGATAATGCATCTAATAAAGTAGATTTACCTGCCCCGTTTTGTCCTACAATTAATGTTGTTGGTGATTTATCTAATTTGATTTCAATCGGGTCGTTACCCGTGGACAGAAAGTTCTGCCACTTACATGATTTAAAGTTTATCATACTATATAATCTTTCCTAGTTTCTGATTGTTCTCCGTCTTTTGGGATTCCTTTTGTACCTGCTTGTGATTTAGTTAAAAGCAAAAATATTGCTGCCATAACAATCCACATTATTGGTATCAGTATTATTGCTTCCATTATACTACCTCTAGGTTTTGTGCCTCCGTATATAACTTACGCAACTCTACCTTAATGTGATCTTTATCCAGATCGGTTTCTACTGCATCAACATAGGAATCTAGAAGTTGGGTTGTATCTTCTAGGGATATTTTCTCGTCTTCAACGCTTTCTCCTAGATACTCTTCAAAAGATTCTGCAATCTTTAATTCATATGTTTCTATGCTCTGTAATTTATCTATGAACTTATCGAACATGTATAAATCGTCTTTCTTTAAAACTATTAACTTAATAAAATGTTTCTCATATTGGCTAACATCTACTTCGTTATAATCAGTTTTACTATCATCATATACTATCTTTTTAAACATAGTAATTGGATTCCTAACAGGAGTAATTTCTCTTGTCTCGGTATCTAGTATATGAAAATATTTTGGATCGTCTACATCTGCCCAGGTAAATTCCATTTGTGAACCTAAATAGTGTACATTCTCTTGGCTAGATTTTGTGTGGAAATGTCCAGATAGAACCATTTCAAATCTAGAGAATACGTCCGCATTCATTCCGTGTGGGTTAGGCATACCTGCCATCATATCAAAACCTTTTAATTCTAAATGTGCGCCGAGTATTGGTGCTTTGCATTGCATTGCCCATTTAGTATATTGTTCATAGTTAGCATTATTTATCCAAGGTATAACAGCAACTCCTAAACCATCGTAATCTAATACAGTTGGTTCCATAATGATATTAACATTGGATGTAAAGTAACCTAAAAGCTCCTTAAGTGAGCAAAGTTCATTTGTGTTTTTAAAATATACATCGTGATTTCCGGGTATAATATCCATGGTAATACCTGAATCACGCATAGGCTCAAGAAAATGCTTACGATTAGCATTGAGTGCTTTAAAGTTAACGAATTTTCTGTGCTCATAATAATCTCCTAGATGCAGGATATTTGTAATACCATGCTCTTTTAAATAAGGGAAAAATACTTCTTCATAAAACCTTTCTTGGTATTGTAAAAAAATATCGCTTGAGTTTCTGACACCGCAATGGGTATCATTTAATATTGCTACTTTCATTGTTGTGCTCTGGCTGCTTTCACTTGACGGTATCTAATCTTTTCTAATTGTCTAGAAATCTCTGCAGATTTTCTATAAGCAGCTTTTAAGATTGATACGTGTTCTCTACGCTTTAATTCTTTTCTGCGTCTTTTGGCTGTAACTATGTTATGCCTAATTTTTTGTTTAGTTGACATCTTCTTCATAATTACCCCATGAAAAGTTCTAATTTCTTTTCTTTCTTTTCCTTTTTAGCAAAGTCTTTAATAGCTTCATCCTTCTGTCTGATAACACCTATTCTTTGTTTTAAAGTATCTACATAGTTAAGTGTTTCCTGAGCTACGTTTCCATCCATACCCATATCAATAAAATCTTCTATACCCATCTTTTCGATGAATTTAAATTTAATCTCTTGTTGTTTCTTTTCTTTTGTTATCCTTCTGATAAAAGCGTAGAAACATATTTGGGTAAAGTAAGAGAATGCATTTGGATTTCCTGTTCTTGTAGCTGTATCAATATTATAATTGTTTATGGCTCTAAGACAGTTTTCCACTGCATCCATAACCATTTCTTCTCTATAAGTATATCTTACAAAGTTTGGTCTGTGGGAAAGTCCTTCTGCAATCTTAATAAAACACCTTGCAATGTAATCTGTAACCACTGGGACCGATTTATTCTTTTCTTTTGCTGCAGTTGCACTTTTTACATATTCTACAACTGCTAATGAAAACTCTTTATTGTTTATATAATGAGCTTTGTTCTTTTTGGCTGCCATTTTTTATCTCCATAATTTAAGCATTAATGTACTATTATACCATAGTTTTGGTGAAAAGTAAATCCCTAATTTATTTAAATTATTTTCATTTAGGGGTTTACAAATCGCATTTTTTATGATATAATAATAGAGTCCTTTCGAGGGAAGAGGTACACTAATGAATTGTTCTTTTCTTCTTACCAAACAAATTACCTTCTTCATACAAATCAGCTGCTCGCTGGTCGATCTCAGCTTCCATGTCAGCGAGGAATTGCTGGTTATCTTCTATCTTTGTCATTTGTTTCTTATACTCTAAGACATACTGCAGATAAGACTCTTTCACATCTGCATCGATACCAGTACTATTAATAATATTTGAGAAATATACTTTAAATACTTTTGTTTTGGAAAATGGAAACCATGGGGTAAATTGATAACCGCCGAGTAAATTAGGATTAACAAGAACTGGTCTTTCTAATAACCAGTTATCATCATTCTTTACTGATACAACAGCAACAATGTCTTCACCATTAGTTAGTTTAAAATGTCTTATATTTAAATCTTCCATACTATATATTTATCTCAAATAACTCGTAGTCAAACTTTTCTTTTGAATATATTTTAATTCTTTCGGCCGCGTGGTCAAGTGTATAATTCTTTTTAGTCTTCCAATGTAAATCATCTGCTATATCGAATACCTGTGTATCTCTATCACTTTTTCTTAAACCTCTACCAATACTTTGTAATACTCTTATTTGACTTTTACTTGGTGAAGCAAAAATAATATTATGTAGGTTTCTAATATTTATACCTGTAGAGAACGTACCAAGAGAAGCAACTATAATAGCATCATTTTCTTTCTCTGTTATTGATCTTACGCTCTCCCGCGTGTCTACGTCCGTCTCGCCCGAGACATAAAATAACTTTCTTTTTTTACCTTTTAACTTTTCATTTAATATGCTATGTAAGGGTTTACCATGCTTTTCAACGTAATTAAACAGGATTAAAGTATTACCATCTTGGTCTATAGCAAGGTTAGATATAAAATTATTTCTTGGTGTATACCTTACAATAAAGTCTAATTCTTCTTGGTATTTTAATTTAGATATTTCTTTACAATGTTCTTCTTTATATTTTAATAATAACATTTTAATATCTAACTTAGCTAACTGATTCGAATCAATGAGATCTTTAGTAGTTGTGACTTTATGTACTGGACCAAATAATCCTTCTAAGACTAATTGGTGTGTTTGTGTTCCATCTAATGTACCTGTAGTTCCCATTCTATATTTTGCTTCAGTACATTTTTCCATTATAGCAGTTAATGATTTAGCTTTAAATTGGTGTGCTTCGTCCCCAATAACCATACCGAAATGTTGGAACCACGTAGCTGGTTTTTTGTATATAGATTGCCATGTTGATATAACACACCTTTCAAATATATTTCCTTTCTCTGTTCCACCGTGTATTTTTCTACACCATTCATCTGCATGGAACCATTCGTCAGTAGAACTATAATCGTCAAAGTCTGAATACATTTGTTCAACCAAAGATATAGTAGGAACAACAATTAATATTTTCATACTAGGATCATTTTCTATATACCATCGCATAGCAAGATATATGATAAGGGATTTACCCGAAGCAGTAGGTGATAATAATAAACTTTTTTCGTTTTGTAATGCATGTTCTAATGCATCTAATTGATAATCTCTTGGTGTAATAGGTACTTGATTAGAGGTTAATACTGGTGCACGTCCAAAATCTAATGGTAGTTTTTCTGGCTCTACGGTGCCATACTGTGCAGAATCATTGGTTAGGACTTCGTATCCACGCTCTGCTGCAAATTGTTTTAGATACTTATATAAACCAACATATAAAGTTTTTTTACGCGTATCAAATAGGCGTATTTTCCCATCCCAGTATTTGTTCCTATATGCTGGCATAAACTTATAACCAGGTACAAAGAAACAAAAATGTTCTGTTAGTTCCATTTCTATTCCGGGGTCTGTTTCTATGAATAAGAAGGTTTCATTCTTCTTAGTGATAATCAGCTGATCCATTATATAAGTTCTTTTAATCTATTTACAGTACTATCTATATCTGTACAAAGATAATCATTTATGTACCAATATATAAACTGTTTAGCCCTTCTTTTTTCGTGCCAACGTAAATCACTAATTAATGATTTTATATGGGGTAATGTTTGGGCTTTAGCTGTAACCCAGTGATATTCTGGCCATCCATATGATATAATAGGAACTTCATGCATTAGACATTCTATTCCTGCAGTACTATTATCGATAATCGCACATTTGGTGTAAGGTAAGAAATCATGTATAGATTCAAAATCAGTTCTAACATCAATACCATTTTGGATCCACCTATCAATTATATCTTTAGTCTTACCTTTTATTTTCATAGAAGGATGTAACTTAACTATAATGTTTTCATCTTTTAAACTATCTACTATCATTCTCAGTCTTTGAAAATGATCGCCAAAACCAAACCCGTTTACCGTTTCATCTGTTGGAACCTGACCTATAATTAGAATATGGTCATTAGCAATATTCTTTGCATTTCTCCATTTAAGTAATATAGAATCATCCCACTTGTTAGATTTCTTTTCTATTAAATCAGTTATAATACTCCAATCCATATCGTTCTTTGGATTTAAATGGGAATACATATATTCATATACATAAGGATCTTCATATGCCATTTCAGATGTATTAGCATATCCATGTAAATCTAATGCAAAGTGTTTAGATGTAGGTGCAGTTGGTTTAACTATAATTTGACTATTATTAAAAGTTTGTATGTGGTTATAGAAATTTATATCAGCTTCATTATGTTCAACAACTTCGCTATGCCCTAATTGATTCATAGCCTCACGAATAACATCATAATATCTATTCATGTTATCGAATTTGTACTGATGAAATTTATATACCACTAGTGAACTTTCTCCATTCTATCATATTCTTAACTGTCTGATGTCTCCATTTAATACTTTCTAATATTTCTTTTAATGCAGCTACCATTTCTTCAGTGTAAGCCATTTTTGTTTGGTGTTCTTGTATGACTGGATCAGCGTCATAATATTTATCCATATCACCTTTTAATACAGTTAATCCATTTAGTGGATCGTAATCCCATCCTTTAGAATCCATTTCTTCCTGTGATAGTTTACCATTATAGTGATTGAACTTATCTCTTAATATAACCTTTAACTCAAGATCTAATTTCTTTAGTTTAAGTTTATTAATAGTGTATAGTTCTAGGTATTTGGAATGTAATTTTGCTGTGGCTCTAGATGATTCATCGAGATTCATTTCATCGATGTCACTATCTTTTTTCCACATTTCTAAGATTGTTTCAAGATTATTCATAATGTCTATTATACCACAGTTTACTCAAAAAGTAAACCCTTTATTTAATTAGTAGCCGCCGCCACCTCCGCCGGAGCCGCCGCTCTGTCCACCACCAGTGTTAGGCGGGGTTTGTGTCACACCTTGGATAGATGCAAATTCAAAAGATGTGTATTTAAGAACTAAGTCCGCTTGTAGATATTCTATATCTGTTCCCTGTGCATTAAATTCTACAGAACTTAATTGTATAGGAAATACATCATAGAATCTAATCTCTTGATTTACATTATTATGTGAGCTATAGATTAACAACGTAGCATCATTCTTATATGTTTTATCTGCATCTTTCTTCTGGATTAAGTTATGCATCCAATTAAAAGTTTCAATGTAGTTCTCCATATTTTCAGTTATATTAAACCGGATAGAAAGATCTTCAAACCCCATTCTATCTCCAGAGAATGCAAGATTAACACCTCTATATGGAACTGCAGTATCACCATTAGTTATTCCTGGCAGATTAACCGCCGTGCAGAAATATTCCAAATTAGGAAACTCAGTTGTGTCTATTTTGAATCCAAACCCAACAGGGCTTAGAAAGTTTTTATTTGTTGTTAAAGCCATACTATTATTTATATGAATTAAAAAGTTAGTATACAAAAAAAGAGGTGCCGAAGCACCCCTTTTAAAGAATTAGAATTAACTAATAAACCTTAGTTCATTATGTCGTCAATTCTGAAGATTCTGAAGTATTGGTTAGATCTATCTGCACCGATAGTTCCGTCAATAGCTACGAAAGGATTAGCAATCATGCCGTACCTTGTTTTGAATCCCATTCTTGGTTGGAAGTCATTCTCACCAACTGCTTTAACCATAGTTAAAGGAACGTATGGACAATAGAATAGTCCTGCGTCATATGGATTTGAACCTCTGTAACCTACACATGCGAAGTCGCCAGTAGCATACGGGTCAATGTAGACTTTCATTCTGCCGTTAAGAACACCAGCAAATGTATTACCAGTATCATCAACGTTTAAGTTTGCACTTAAAGCAGGAGTGTAGTCTAACATGCCAGCAGCTGCTAAAGCTGAAGCTACGTCTGAAGAACAAAGTACAAAGTTACCTTTGCCACGTCTTGTTTCTTTAGCAATTACGTTAGCTTCTCTTTCGAGTTGCATGATAAGACCTTTGAACTTCTCAACCATCCATCTTCCGTCTGAGTCTGATGTCATGTCGAAGATACCGGATACGGCTGTTGAAGCTTGTAAAGCACCGATTTTAGCAGTTTTAAGAACTGATCTAACAACTTCTCTGTTGATTTCCGCTAGGATCTCAGCTGATAGGATGTTAGCTAATTCGCCTTCTGCATCTAAACCGTGGATAGCTTTAAGGTCTTGAGCAAGTTCCATTGTGTACTCAGCTTTTAAAGCTCTTGACTTAGCAGTTACAGTAGCTTTCTCGATTGTGAAAGCCATTTCACCGAAAGAACCATCACCTGATTCTCCAACACCTAATCTTTCCGCTGCACTTGTAGCAAGTCCAGAACCGAAAGTAGATACAGTGTCAGCAGTATCTGCGATAGAACCATCAGTATCTGCGTCTGTTACGCCAACTAATCCAGTTGGATCAGCCTGATGAGTACCAGTTCCTGAGAAATCAGTATCTGCTTCATTAAAGAATGCTTCAGTTCCTGATTGTGAACTGTATTTAGATTTCATTGCAAAGATAAGTCCTGTAGGACCAGTCATTGGCTGAACGCCAGCGATATCATAAGCAATAAGGTTAGGCATAGCTCTACGAACTAAAGAGATAAGAACTGGGTCGAAAGTACCAATATTATTAGGAGCTGAACCAGAGCCAATGTTATTAGCTGCTGCTGCTTCTGAAATAAAGTTACCTTGGGCCTGTGCTTGCTCTTCACGTAATGCTACTTCTTGGTTTTCAAGAAGCCTAGCTGTGACAGCTTTTTTATATCTGTCTTGGATTTCAGGAGCACCTTCGTGGTCTAAGACCGGACTCCATTTTTCCATTAATTGTGAATCTGCGTTAAACATTTTTGTTTTCCCCTATTAGATTACTTATTAAATTTAGTTATAGCTTGAGTGTATCTAGACATAGTTTCGTTAAGTTCGTCAGCCGGAGCTTCGTCTTCGCCTACTAAACTGTTTACTTCGTCAACTGATTCAGTAACTTCGCCTTTGAAATATGATTCTTTGATAGTAGCTACTTTCTGTTCGAAAGTCTCTTTGTTATCAAATTCAACATCTTCCACTAACTTAGCTAATTTCTCAGCATCTGTTTCTGCAAGCCCTGAAGATGCTTCTCTTACTACGTCAGCTTTAACGTGAACGTTATTAGCTTCGTGAAGTTTGATGTTATCTTCTGTGGTTTTGTTAAGAGATTCTTCAAGCTCTGCAACTTGGTCAGATAGTTCATCTAACAGGTCTGTTTTGCCTTCAGGTATCTCAATATAATGTTCTTTGAACACTGATTGTAAAGAAGTCATGAAGTCCTCAGCAATTTCAGTTCTAAGTCCTGTGCTTACTGCAACTTCGTTTTCTTTCATCCATCCTTCAACAACGTAGTTCAAGTAAGAATCTACTTTCTCTACTAATGAATTTTGAATTTCAGAAACCTCTTCTTCTAGGTTTTGCACATATTCAGCTTCTAAACGGTCTACTGATTCGGCTAATTTACTTGTTAGTACTGCCTCTACAATAGTTGCTGCTTTTTCACGGAATCCATCGGAAAGTGTAGCTTCCTCTTTGATGATAGTGTCAAGATCTTCTTCGAAATCAATAGCTTCTACTTTCGCTTTAGCTTTAAGTTCGTTCTTTTTCGGCAAAGAAGCTTTCATCGCTTTTTCAGCGTCTTTAACTTCTTGGTCGTTATCTTCATCTACTTCATCTTCAGAGACTGCTGCCATTTTCGCAAATAGTTTTTGTGCGTCTTCTTTTTTGGCTGATTTTAGCATATCAACAGCTGCCTGAATAACACCAGCTTTAGTTTTAGGAGTTGCTATAGCTTTAGGAGCATCTTCTTCAAGATCATCCTCTTTTTTAGCTTTAGCTTCTTCTAATTCTTCAGCTTCTTCAGAAGCTTCGGCTTCTTCTGAAACCTCTTCTTCTTGTGCTTCTTCAACAACTTCCTCTTCAGCTTGAACGTCTTCGATTACTTGTGTTTCATCTAGTTGCTCTTCGCTTTCAACAGAAGCTTGCTCATCAATTGATACGTCTTCAGCGTTTTTTACGTCTTCTGACATGTCGTATTCCTCCATAAGGATTATTTATTTACAAGTTTCGAGAGGAAATTCTTAAATGCTCTGATCTCAACATCCGAAGATGAGGCGGACCTGGCTGTCTTTATTTCAGTCTCAATTAATTCAATGTCTTGTGCTACCAGAATGCCGTTATCCCATACCCATTCTTTACCTTCCATAATTCCATTGACAAATGCCTCTGGAGCTGAAGGGTCTTGAACGATATCTACTGTCGATAACATAAAGTCACCGTTCACGTAACTAGCGCCATTCTTCTGTACAAGACTTCCCATACCACGACTTGATACACCAAGCTTGACTCCACCCTCGAGTAGACCTTCAACGATCTGTCCCATAGGTGTTTTCAATATTGATGCCTTTCCTACAACATTATTTCCCTCCCATTTGAGTTCCGTAATCTTGTGTGAAACTTTATCTAGGTTAATAGTAGGACCTTCTGGGTGATTAAGTTCACCTACTGCCCTACCAGTTGTCACCTGTTCTTTAACATATTTGTTAACAGCTGACTCTAGAATCTTTTTTTCGTATACACGACCGTTTCTATTCTTTTTCTCGGCCTGCATAAACACGCCCTCAATGACGTGTGATTTATTACCTTTTTTATCTTCGGTAATGTAATTTTTAATATTACTATCGTTATACTCTGAAATTAACTTCATGAGTTATTCTCCGTAATTATTCTTGTTCTGCATCTGGATTAACCTGACGGTCAATCATGCTAGAAGCAAGTTCTATCTTTTTAGCGTCAAGAGCATCTTTCATCTTTTGACCCATAACAGTATCAAATGCTTTATTAGCATTTACATTGTCGCCTGCTTCCACTTTCTTTATAATATCTGCGATTTCCATTATTTATCCTGTGTTATTTATTTATACGTTTTAAAGTTTTAAGGGGATTATCCAAACCTCGGATCATCTGGATCCGGCATATCTAAATCACCTCTTCCTTCTTCATCATCGATTTGTTTCTGCATAGTTTCAATATCATCATCGTTAAAGCGTAGAATATTCTTCTGAACCCACTCTTTTGATATGAAAGTACCCATAAATTCATCTAATGAACTTAACATTTCGAACCTTTCTCTATACATTTCAGCTTGTTTTAATTCACTGAAGTAGTTATCTTCTATATAATCAAACGAAATAGATTCTTTCCACTCCGCCCAATCTTCTTTAGTAACAATATTCTTTAACAGTAATTGTGTTTTTAATAACTGTATAAAGAGATCCGAAAATCTTTTTCTTAATCTATCAACGAATTTCTTAAATTTAACTTCGTCTCTAGTTATCTCAGAGCTTCTTCCTAAGCTAAACTGAGCTTCTTGTTCTAAACGATTCATAGGTACATTTAATGATTTATATAGTTTCTTTTGGAAATATATTATATCATCTATTTGTCCTAAGTTCTCGCCGCCTGGTAGCGTGGTGATCTCGGTCCCTCTCCCGCCTTCCCTACGCGGCAGGAAAAAGTCCTCGAGCATACTCATATGCTTTTTATCGTCTTTTATATCACCAGTCTTAGCGTCATATACCAATTTGTTTCTATATTGATTCATAATACCTCTTAGGTATTCTTCAGCTTTACCCTTAGGTAAGTTACCAACATCAATATAAAATATCCTACGTTCTGGGGCACGTGATATTCTGTATATGACCAACGAATCTTCCATCATTCTTAACTGATTGACTGGTTTAATAGCCTTATGTAAGTATGATAAAATTCTTTTTCTGGAACTATCTAATATACCAGATGTCGCATATGCTATAGCGTCTGGATTAATTTTTAGTCCTTGGTTATATTTTCCAAGAGCATTATCTTGGAATATAAAAAATTCTTTTTGAGACTTAATAAGTTTAGCTCCTGTTTTAGGATCTTCCTCTTCTTCTATCTCTTTTACTTTTCTTAATTTAGTTGGATCGATATATCTAAGTTCTTTAATACCTAACTTTTCGCTACCTTCATCAACTATTATATGATATGGTAATCTACCATCTACATACCAACGTCTGAATATATCGTGTGCATAACTATTAAAGTTAAGCATTTCTAATATATTATCAAACTCGCCTTTTATTATTTTTTTAATCTTATCTGAAGCTTCGACCTTATCTAAAACAATATCTACTGGAACATCATCGTGATCTCCCACAATTGCTTCATTAATAATATCTTCTATTGCTGCATCAGCTTCTGGTTGAGCTGATACATCACGATATTTCATAATAAGATCTACTTCATTTTTAGCTTTGTCGCCATCAATATCTAAATATGCACCAAAATGACCACCGCTAGTAATAACACCAGCGCCGTCTTCGTCTGTATTTGGTACAAAGGAAACTTTAGGAACTTCTTTGTCCTTTCCTTTTCTATTTATTTCGAATCCGAAAAATTCTGCCATAATTATATTCCTATATTATCCGAGGGACCGAGCTAAAAAGCTCTTTTTAAGTCCCTCATCTAATATTTATAAACCTATTTAGGAAGTGGTTCCACTCTCCCAATACTGAACTTGTAGCTCAACAGTAAACTCCTGAATAGCATTTTCAGTTTCATATGAAACGTCTATTGCTCCTACGTTAGATGGCCAAAGCCCTCTAAAGTCGTAAGTTTTAGTAGTATTACCTTCTTTATCAAGTTGTTCTATAATAGCATCAGCTTGATAATCTGTTGGATTACTTAATCCTGTATTAGCATTGTGTGAATTAATACCGTTACTCCATGCTTCAAATGCATTTCGTACTTCAAAACCAACATCATTAATAACTGTAATAGTCCAAGGTTCAAAAGTTCTATCTCCAGCTATCTGAAGTTGTCTTCCTCTGAATGGTACCATTATCGGTGCTACAATTGATGCAGGGAATTGAGCAGTTTTACACATAAATGATGTAAGTTCTACATCACCACCTGCATAGCCTGGGAAGTTCATTGTAACTTTAAATAAGTTAGAACGAGCACCACCGCCAACTAGTTTAGATTTAAAATCGTCTACGCCTAATATTGCCATGATTTATTCCCCCTATGATCCAGCTATCTCGGAGAATTCTACTCCGGTTCTGGTTGCTATGAAGTTCAGTGTAATGAAGTTAATAGATCTAGCTGGCTTGATAAAGATATCAGCAACGAATCTATTTCCATCTATAACTGCGCCTGTATTGTTAGTAGTGTCACAAATTACTTGGAAATCTGTAACCCCACGTCTTCCTTTAACGTCTCTTAAGAACGGTTCCACCATATTGCGGAAATTCGCTCTTGTGAACTCATCATTGAATTCAAATAATTGTGCTTTAGCTGCTGTTGAAATTGCTTTCTCTAGTGCTATGAACAATCTACGAACGTTAATCCTATCGAATGCAGATGGTTTGCTAAGTAGAGTTTTATCCCCAAATAACATCATACCTTGTCCTGGGAAAGAAACCAGTGGATTTACTCTTCCTTTGTACAATGTATCTCTATCTGCTTTGTTAGGATTGTATGCTAATTTAGTTACTCCTAATAGCTGTCCACGGTTTACACCAGCTGGTGAGAACCATGCATCTGCTACATTTGAAGCATTAGCACATAAACCTGCTACGTGTCCTGCTGCACCAATATATCTATATACGTCGTTATATTTGTCGTATACGTATAATGCTGAACTATCGCAAGATGCGTATGATGAAGAAGTTAATCCATTTGCAAACGCCATAACGTCTGTTGCTGGAGCTGAACTTCCTACTGTGTCCTCTATCGGTGGAGATACAAAAGCCATACAATCTTTTCTTGCTGTTGCAATAGAGATTAAGTCTTCTGCGATTGTCTCTGCGCCGTTAGCATCTGGACATGCAAACAATAAGTTAACATCAACTGTTTCAGCGTCTTCGAATAAGTCGTAACCTATTGCGATTTCGCCTGCTGTTGGTGCATTATCGTCTGATCCACCAGCTAATGAAGCTTCCATTGCTGATGTGTGAGTTGTGAATGAACCCCCTGGTACGCCGGAAATAAGATTTCCTGCTTCCGCTAAGTTTGAGTTATGATCAGCCCACCAAATCCACTTAGAGTTATTATTAATAACTTCTTTGTAGTAGTTGGATGTTCCATCACTCTTTTTAGCATCTGAACCCTGGGATACGAATGCGAAAGTTTCTAACACTGTACCTGCAGTACCTGTTAGTAAACCATCTTCATCAATAACTGCTACGTGTAATTCGTCGTTTGCGCCCGATTTACCAATTGAGATTGCATAGTCAGATGTTCCTGGTGCTGAATCAAAAGATCCTGCATATGTCCAGCCTGAAAAGCTTGATATACCTTGCGATATAACAGAAACTTTTAAGCTGTTTCCTAGAACTCCTGGATATTTAGCAACCCAATCTCCCTTTGATAGGGAGCCGTTAGCATAGTTATTATCATAATCTTCTTTATTCTTAATCAGTTGTCCGGAACCATCACCAGTAGCATTGTCATGCCCTGATAATACCCTAACAACCTTCAGCGCGTTGCCATACTTTAAGAATGCCGCGGCTGTAAGAAAATACTTAGCTGTACTGTCATCCGGTGTACCGAAATGTTCAGCAAGTTCTGATTCAGAACCAACTGTTTTAATTTCGCCGACTGGACCCCAGTTAAATGATCCGGCAAATCCGCCAATACTGGTAGATACTGCTGGAATCACGCTAGTTGCGTCGATCTCTTTGACCTCAACGCCTGGTGATACTTGAAATGCCATCGCTTTATCCTCTTTTTGAGTTAGTTAATATGTTTCATAATACGGTTATATTCAATATGTTTATTTATACTTATCGAAATTCTAAGTGTCGGTTCTATCCTCTTTACCGACGTGGTCTGACAATATAAACCTCCTATCTGGGTTAACTGCCACTTTAAATATAGTCATTAAATCCCTATTTAATAACATTTCTGAAGCCGAATCAGTTGTAGTTAAAGCTATTCTTGTGTTCGGATATGATTTATTATTAAAATTAATAGTCATTTCTATAACGGGTCTTTTTTCCTGGACTGTTGGTAATCTTCTAGCTATTGATACATCTACGATTTCGGATTTAAATTTATTACCATTCTTTTCCCATATAGCTGTATCGCCTTCTATTTCTAGTTTATCGACATGTAACATACTAGCATTTGTACCATTTCCAGTATCAAACTTACCTCTTATTGGATGTTTTAATCCTTCTACTGTTATTCTTTCTATATAACCACACTCTGTTCTAAATAGTGGTTTCCTATGTAATTCGTGTATAAAATGATCTATTATATTAGCTAATACTTGTTGGTCGTTAATCTTTCCTATAGATTTACCATCTTCTAAATCATATCCATTAAAATGTGAACGAATACCTGGTGAACCATTTATCTCTAATATGTAATAATCTTTTCCAACTTTACAATGGTCAACACCGCAATATAGTGCGCCAGTCGCACGTGCGGACTGTTTAACGAGTTCTTTTTCTTCATCTGATAGTTTATATGGTAAAGTTTTTGCACCTAAGTGTACGTTGTTTCTAAACTCTTTATCGTCTTGTTTAACTCTTTCTGCTGATCCTAATATTCTACCATTTACAACTAATGTTCTTATATCTGATTTTAAAGGTAAATATTCCTGTATTAATAACTGTGCTTCATATTTCCATAAGGATTGACAAACAGAAACTAATGATTGTTTACTCTCTGCTATAGAAACACCAACACCTTGTGTACCAGTTAATGTTTTAATAACTACCGGAAATTTACCACCGATCTTTTTATGTGCGCTTTCTATTGATTTAACATTTGTTATAACAGATGATTTAGGTGTAGGTATATTATTACGATCTAGGGCAATTACGTTGGACATTTTGTTATCACATAACATCATAGATTCTAAATCATTAACCATAAAGAAACCGTATGTACCTAATGTTGATACCAGAGACTGTGATACTAAAGTTTGTATAGCTCCGGCTCTTACAAATACAATTGAATTTTCTTTTCTGATTTCTACTTCACCATCTTCACCATCATAATTTTGGAAAACGACAGAACCTAAATCTACATCCGCGTTTGATATATAAGCTTCTTCTACATTTATTAATGTAAATTTCATTCCACGCTTTTTAGTTATCTTACCAACTATATCAGCGAATGTTCCTTCTTCATCACCTAACCCAAGAACAATACAATGTAACTTGGAAGGGTCTTTTTCAAATACTACCTTCTCCGCAAGATCATCCTCGTATTCAAGTGTCGGTGTTGGATTTATATATTCTTTAAATTTCATATTACCAGTTTATAAATTTGGTTTCTTCCTCAAACCAGATGTTTCCATCTTCGTCTTTACTATATTTATGCTCTTCAGATTTCTCACCTAAGAAACCTACAGGAAGCATATCGTCTTGTATTGCTGCTAATCTTTCACGATATAACATATCTTTCATATCAATATCTGTTAAAGATCTAAATATATCTGTTGTAGTAAACCACGCAAACAATACTAAATTCATCATTAGATCGTCATGGTTCGGTGCTATAGCCATAAATGATTTACCTTTCGAAACAAAAGTACTCATCTCAATAATTGTATTAGCGTCTACTATTTCTAATTTTCTTTGTTCAATTAAATCTTTTATAGTAGAACATCCAATACGTTTCACCCTTCTTGTCATTGTAGCTCCAATAGCATTTGACTTAACAGAAGATTCTACAAACATATTTTCATATTCTAAGTCATAATATAATCCATTACAAACTACAGCACCTTGATCGTTACTTTCTACAATTGTATATGCATTATTAAACATCACTGCATACTTGTATATAATGTCTGGTAATAGCATAGGAGATATATTATTATCTCTAAATACTGCTACTTGTTTAAAAGGTTCTACACTTACATCTATAATAGTAAATGTACTATAATCCTGTCCACGTCCTTTTGCAACATCAACAGCCATTATATATTCATGACCTTCTATTGGTTTATCATACAACCAAATGTTCTCTCTATACTCTAATGGCTCTTCGCTTTTCTGTGCTAACAAATGATTAGCATCTATTAATGTATTACCTCTTCCGTGGAATGTATTACCAAACTCTTGTTCGAACTGTAATTCAGAAGTATTAGCAATAGTTTCTTTTTGCCATTTTTTATTTCTTCCTGGTACATCCCACCAATCTATCCTAAAAGGTTTAAATTCATTTGTTCCTTGTGAAGCACCTTCCCAAAGCTTATGGTATATATTACCTATTCCATTTGCTGTAGAACAAATTATAATTTGTGTATCTTTACCTGCCGATACTACCGGATAAGTAGATGTATAGAATCTAGCATCATCGTCAATAAAAGCAAACTCATCAAGAAACAATAAGTTAATTGATAAACCCCTTATAGAACTGCCTGATGTAGCAGCTGCTAATATCTTAGAATTATTACTAAACTCTAATGAACCTTTATTTAAAGCCTTAGTCCCTGGCTGTAAAAAGAAAGGCAGGTTTTCCAGAGCCAATGTAATCCTTGATAACATTTCTCTGGCTACCGCACCTTTGTTCGCGAGTATAGCTATAGTTTTTTCTGGGTGAAATACTGCATACCATAGTATATAAACCACACTAGATATACTTTTTCCACTTTGTCTACATGCTAATACTATACTAAATCTATTGTTATTGAAGTGTTTAAACATCTTCTTTTGGTAAGGATATAGATTAAATGGTACTAATCCTTCATCCAAAGATATAATTTTTACATACTTCTTAGCAAAATATACAGGATCTTTCATACACTTCATGTATTCCCGTATCTCTTCTTTCGAAAATTCGGTTTCTACCCCATCCCGTTTTACATTGGGATTACCTAGATAACCAAATTCGTTATTCTTAATCCTCTGCATCAATAAAATCTTTATCTAATATCATCTTTTGTAGATCGGCAGTACTTCCTACAAATAAATTATTATTAGTTACCAATCGTTTCTTTTCTTCTTCTACTTCTTCTTTATTTAAAGCTTTCTTATTCTTTTGTAGTTCCATAAGTTTGTCAGTAGTATCAGCTACATCTTTAATAGCTCTACTTAAAACCTCGAACGCACGTGGGTGCTCGCTCTCGCGGGCGAGCTCGGCGAGTACGTCTAGCGAGCGCATACCCGTATTAATTAAATCTTTATAGGTTGCTCGTGCAAGTTCGTAATCGTCTTTGATTTCTTGTCTTTCTTTAAAAGCAATCATATCTCCTTTTTTCTTTGCAGGTAGATGTGATTCTAAAGACTTTGATAGTTCTTTTCTTTTGTCCATAATATATCCATTACGATGTTAATACTATTACTTGTCCACCCATTTTAGGATGATTTGCACAATAATAAAATAAATCTTCAGGTGTATTTTCTACTGGTGAAAATAATGTCCTGGATGTTGTAAATGTCAGGGTTGTTCCATTTGCAATTGTTTTTGCCTCTGATAGTGTTAAACTAAGTCCATTAATAGCAGCTACCGTTGTACTAATTCCTGTAGCTGTAACTACATCCCCAACTTTTATATTTGGATTAGAAGCTGTTAATGTTACACTTGTACTATTATTAACTGCGCCATTTACTTGAGCAGTCGTAGTAGTTGTATCTGTTACTACCCCTGTTGTATATGCTGCACCACCAGCATGTGTTCCATCATTTGTAGTTGAAAATCTAATTGGATGTCCGCTTGGATGATGGAATATATAAGTGTTTCCTCTATATAAGGTTAACGTAGGTTGTACCTGGGCAAAGATGTAAAACTTATTAGCAGTAAATGATAAGGTTACGTTGTTTCCAATTGATTGAGCGGTATTTAATGTAATCTTAGTTGGTGAATTGATAGCAGATATCTGAGGTGTTCCACTTATACCTGTTCCACTTACTATGTGTCCAACTTGTAATGATGATGTGTTAATAAGTTGTACTTCCGCTGTGCTTGAAGATGAACTTGCAGTTGCAATCTGTACTGACTGAGGCTGTATTTCTACATCATATATAAATTGATCTCCACCAACTACAAATTGGTTTTCGTCATATGATACCGTAACAACTTTATTATCTGCAGTGTCTGAAGGTCTAACTGTATAGTTTAATCCCTCGTAAAATTCACCTGTTTGTTGATTTTCAAAGTCAAGATTAACTTCTCGTATCACCCCTTGATTTACAGTTGGTCCATAGAACTTCATTTTCATAACAAAATCCAAGGTGTAAGTTAATACTCTTCTCTCTTCATATGACCCTTCATACTGATCATCAATAGCTACACCAGTTAATATAACTGGAACATCTTGTTTTAAATCAAATCCAGTGACTGGTTTAATTGTTAATGTATATTCTGGTTGGAAATAAGGAAGTATTTGTTCTATAATTTGTAATCCATCATCTTGGTTCTTTGCAAGAATATTTAATTGCATACCAATATTATATGCTGTATAGTTCTGTAATGTTTTCTTTTTAGTTACATCTGAACCGTGATTCTCTACTATCTTGTTTCTTTTTTGTCCTTTTTGAACTACATCTAAATCCAGAGAAGTTATTTCAAAAGCCATACGCGGTAATTTAATTCCCACTGGGGCATCAAATCCTGTTTCCTGATCTAGTCTAGAAAGAAATTTTTGTTTTGGACCATAAGCTAACGGAACACGTACCTGATTTAATATAGATCCATCACTCGCTTTTCTTACCACAGAAATATCATTGAACAGTGTACCAAACACTGCTACTGATTTTCTCATTGTTGCGTGATAGAAATGAAGTCCAAACATTAATAAGTCTCCGAAGGATCGCCAAATGGATTAGTTTCACTAAAGTCAATAAATCCATCAGCTTCTAATTCAAATTCTACATTTTGTGAAGCACCATCTGTATCAAAGGTTTCAGTTGTATCTGTTAATCCATATACCTTAGTTACATAAGCAGAATAGCTATTGATTGAACCTACCATTGGTGCAGAGTTTGATACTATAAACTCCCTAGCTACACCAGAGCTTCCCGTAACTTCTATATTAGAAACACCTATCTGGGATACTGTGTCTGATGATTTAGTTCTATTCTGAACTTCACCTTTAACAATAATATCCACACCAGAATCATTTACCCCAACAGTTTGTTGAACTATTTCACCAATTTCAAAATGATTACCACCTGTGATAGCTAAATCCATTGTGACTTGATAAGCTGATGCACCTGTTTTTTGATCTATACTTTCTATACCAGTATCGAAGTCTTCGTCTGAATATTCGAATAAAGAACATTGCATTCTATAAACTGGTAAATTAGATAACTGATAGAAAGGTGAATCATCTTCTACAAAAGATATTTCAAAGAAAGAGTTTGTCATTGGAAGGAATAAAACGTCTCCTTCCTGGGGTTTTGGGTTTGTTAAATCACTAGAAAATATACCAACGATCTTTTCCCACTGTCTTCTAGAAATTACAAAGGTTGCTTCATCTCGTATTTCTAAACCAAACTTAGAATATAAATCACCTTGTCCTTCAAAACCATCTACATTTTCTAAGTAAGCTTCTATTAAATATGCATCGTCGAATCTTGATGCTGGATCTTCATTTAGTACATCGTCTCTATTCACTAATGTTCGCGGAATGTAATATACATCCTGACCGAATATTTTTAGGCTTTCTATAACCAGATCTTCGTAAAGATTTTGTTCTGATCTAACTGCCTGAGAAAAGAAAACTGATCTTGGCATAACTTATCCTGTATAGAAATCGACTGGTTGTTCCCAATTTAATCTACACTCTTCCTCTAATTTTAAAATTTCTTCATTAGCATCATCAAAGAGTTGTCTCCCATTAAATGTTACTCCGCCAGGCATTTGCATACCTTCGAACTTTAATAAGTTTGTTCCCCATTGTCTTTTAATAAGTGCAGTTGCATATCTTTTTAAGAAGTAATCATTATAAACTTCTGTATATGTGTCTGGATCTATTACTCTATTACATTCTACAATTAAGTAATCATCTCTATCAACTTCTTTATTCCAATCCATATCGATCCTTAATTGATCTTTGTGTTTGTCAAAACTAAGATGCTTTGTACTATCGTCAATTACCATATCTAATAATGATAACCATTGTTGTGTCATAACATATTCACTTAAAGATCCTAAGAATCCTAATGAATAAATGTCATTTAAGTGCATTTGATATTTAATGTCAAACATATTAGTAGATGTAGTTGCTTCCTCTATTGGAAATACATCTAATACGTCTTGAACTAATTCTGGTGTGGTTATATAACCGTTCTCTATATCACCAATAGTTATCCCACTAGCTTTAATAGTGCCTGTAGCTCCGGACGTGCCGCCTGTGACTACATCACCAACTGCAAATACTTTACTAAAGTCTGTTAATGCATTGTACCTTATTTTGGTTGTGCTTGTAACAGATTCAATAACTGAAGATGCGCCTGATGTTCCACCTGTAATAATTTCACCTTTTACGAATGTACCATTTGAAGCGGCGGTAAATTCTATTTCTGAATTAGTAACTTTATGTTTTAAATATACTTTTTCTACGGCATCTGAATGATAGTGTTGATAAAACTGTAAAGCCTCATCTACTCTATCTTCTACCTGGTCATCGTCAACATTTATTTCAATCACAGGATATCCTAATGCCCTTAGACAGTGATCTGTTAATGTTGCTTTACTATTTGGTGCTGCCATATTTAATATCCTTTATTCTATTTATATACATTTATTTCTCTATTTACAGTAGTGTTATGTTTCCAAAGGTTCCAATTATTCTGATATAAGCGGCTAAACCACTCGTACCGGTGTAAAGTTTTACTTGAAAAGTTACCGTACTACCTGACCTAGTGTAGTTCCAATCAATATGACTACCTGCGCCGTATGCACCAGAATTTTCTATCTCATTATCTCCTGAGTAACCAGTTGTTCCACTCATAAAACCTTTATAATATGAACGAGCTGCTGAATGGCCACTCCAATCTGCACCAAAAGTAATGATTTCATAAAATACGGCTGTATGTGATGAAGGTAAATCAACTGAAAAGTAATCTGTGTAACTTGTTCCAACGTTTTTATAGTGAAATACCTCTTCTTTTCTATTGCTAGTACTAGTATCATCATTCAGTTGGAGACCACCATTTGATTTTATTACCATTCTTGCTTTATTATTTGTATGAAAACTCATGGGTATATTGGCAATAGTTTTTACTTTTAACTCTGTAGAAAGACTTTGAAGTTGACTATAAGTAGTTCCACTATCATTGCTCTCAAATGAAAGTTGACCAATGTTATCAGCACTTCTACCTCTAAGTTCTATACCAACAGCAGAACTATTTGAAACTACATCTAAAGGTGCTGCAGGACTCGCAGTTCCTATGCCTACGTTTCCAGCAGAAGTAATACGCATCTTTTCTGACATTGTTATATGAGCATCTGCCGAACCACTAGCTGCAGTATGCCAAGAGTGAATTCCGTTTATTTGTTTATATAAAGATGCTTCATCAGTTGATATATAACTATAATTCCCAGACTCATCTACATAGACATTATTGGATAACTGTGTTCTACCACCTGCATTAGCACTTGTAGAATTAATTAATGCTCCTTGACCACCAACACTTAAATTAGTCCAACCGGCTTCTGTTACTTTTGGAGTTGCTCCTATGCCAACATTACCATTACTATCAATACGCATTCTTTCAGTAGAAGTTGCGCTTGTGTTAAATCCTATTGACCCACTTGCATGATTGTTCTTTATTGCTATGTGATTAGGGGTACTTCCATGATTTGGACCATATCCAATAATAAATTTATTATCTACACCATCAGATCCTATTAATCTATGTATTGCAAAATCAGCCCCTTGATTTGTTTCAAATCTATGTTGTATATCTGTGTCTGTGGCGTTCTTAAATTGTGTTGCTGTATTTGATGTAGAGACAATATTAGCACTAGTAACTGTTCCAGTAAAGGTAGCATTTTTAAAAGAAATATCTCCATCACCTTCAATTTTACCAATAAGACCATTACCATCGCTTCTTAATTGTAAAAAGTCAATTGAATCTGCACCTGTAGAATCTTTTCTAAGAGTTAAACTTGCAGTAGTTGTGCTGTCACTTTTCAGATATGCGTAGTCTTGTCCTATCTGACTACCACCAGTTATATTAATGTCAGGCGTTGTTATTGTTGTAGTAAATGTTGGGCTCTCTATAGGTGCTTTAGCCGCTATAGAATTAGTTACTGTTGTACTAAAGTTAGCATCATCTCCTAACGCAGCTGCTAACTCGTTAAGTGTATTTAATGTACTTGGTGCACTATCTACCATATTGGCAAGTGCTGTAGTTACATAAGCTGTTGTTGCTGGAGTTACATCGTTGCTACTCGCTGATGGAGTAGTTAATAATATATTACCTGCTTTTACTTTTGTTAATGACATCTTTTATGTTCCTGGGTTTGCTTCATTAGCGGATTTTTTAGCGTTCTTCACTGTAGTAGTCCAAACAGCATTTGCAATAGCTTGAACCTCCGCGGATTCTCCAGATATATCTGTATCAGTATGAGTCCAAGAACTACCATCATAAGATGATTCAACACATTGTAGTGTGTGTCTATGAAAAGTCCTTGTAAGTTCTACGCCATCTTCTTTAATAACAGTAGCTGTTCTTACCTGTATATTTTTATGTTCTCCAATAATTTCTATTTTATCTTCTTCTGTTGTTTTTGTTATTGCCATTTTTTTCTCCTATGTCCGTACCTAGAATCCACTAGGTATAATTATTATGATGCGGTTTTATAACACCCATATATGCTAAAAAAAGTATCATTATCTATTCTATTTGCTTGAAAAATAGTATCAGCACCATTTAAAAGTCTGGTTCCAAAATCTGTACCACCATTTCTTACAAAAGCAAAAGCAGCATATGAGTCTGATGCTGTGGGTTGATTTCCTAAAATGAAATTCAGTCTAAATTCTTGATAGCCACCAGTATTTCTAGGTACAAAAGGTAAACCAAATATTCTGAATTCACCAGTGCCATTTCCTGCAACAGCACTAAGTCTGCCTGATAAATGTATATAAACCAAGTCTCCTATTTTTGTGTAAACTGCTGTTGGTCCAGCATTCCAAGTTTGTGTAGAAAATGAAGATGTGTGATTCCTTAAATCAGGAGTCCAAGTACCTTCTTCATAATCGTCAAGTGAATTAGCTGCTGCTGAGTCTCCATTAAATGCTATACCTTCTGCGTTAATGCGTACTCTTTCTGCGTTACTAGTACCTGTGCCAAACATTATGTATTCACCTTGTATGTTTAAAGGGGTATACGCATTTGAACTACGATTATAAGAAAATATGCGACTTACTCCTGATTCTTCAGGAGATAATTCAATGCCTTGAGCACCACCATTTGAAATTGCTAATTTTTTTGAAGGACTACCAGTTCCGATACCTACGTTGCCACCAGCTTTGATAGTAACTCTATCTGAGCCACTTTCTCTGATAAAGAAATCAGCATTGTAAGGTTTTAAACTCCATGACGAAGCATAAGTACCTGTTCTAGCTACTGTTAATTCTGCACTACCATCACCTGCTGAAACGTGTAAAGCTGTACTAGGCGAAGTTGTTCCGATACCTACGTTTCCACCATTAAAATAACTTATCCCATTTGCCTGTATATCAACCTTATCTGTGGTATTTGATTTTATACGTATTCTACCATCATCAACTGCGTTAGTAGTTATAGTAATTGTATTTTTACCTGCAGTATTAGGACTAAAAAAGGCTTGAGTTCCAATTAAGTTGCCAGTTAATGTTCCACCTGCTAAAGGTAATTTAGTAGCAATTGAATCCGTTACAGTGGTTGAGAAGCTAGCATCATCTCCTAAAGCTGCAGCTAATTCGTTTAATGTATTAAGTGTACCAGGAGCTGAATCAACTAATGCTGCGATTTCTTGTTGTACGAATGCCGTATTTGCTGCGGTCGTATCATTATCGCCAGTTGATGCATTTGCTACTGTAACTGTTTTACCAGTAAGATCCATGCTAGTATGTAAATCAGCGTGTGTAACTGAAGCATCAACAAAAGATGATACCTCACCTGCTGATGATACTAAATCTGCTAATCTTCTGTTCTTTGAAAATGCCATATTATCCTTCCAGTGTAGCTATTATTAATCCCCTAAATTTACTTCTTGTTCTTTTAATGGTTCAACTATTACTTTACCATCAGAATCAGTCCAATCAGTATCTTTCATGTGTTGGTCATGTCTTTCACCAATTACCAACCAAGATACAGTTGCTGTTGATGATGAGTTCTGACAAGTAATAGTTAATATGTTTCCTGATACACTTCCTTTAACTGCATCCCAATCTGTTTCGTTTGAAGTAAAGCATGAAGTGTTTGTATTTAATAGTACATAAGTACCTTCTGTCATTCCTGATACTGTGTCTATATTTATAGTTGCTGTTCCATTTACTAAATCTACAACTCCTCTGTAAATGTTGTCTGCTTGTGGACCTTCGATAAATGAATGAACTAAAGCATGTGTTGATTTTTTGCTTGGTAACGGATGTGGTATTTTAAAAGAACCTGAGTTTTTAGATAATGACCCATTGACAAAAACTGAGCCAGTTTGCCATTTTAGCACCCCATTTCCAGCCACGGCTAGCCAACTGGCAGAGGCGGATTTGCCGTTTACCCAAGCTCCACTATTATATGAGCCAAAGCCAACATTACTAACCTCAGCAAAGGTAGCAACTGAAACAATCATGCCATACGTTGATGTAAAATGACCACTACTGTTTATTTTCAAATGTCCATCACCAGTTCCATTTGAAGTACCACCATAAAGATGTATTTGAGTACCTGAAGATATTCGTAAATCATTTGTATTACTAGAATCTATAGTAAATCTACTTTGTGTCCCATCAAAAATATCTCTAAATGTAATTCCAGTATCAGCTGGAGAGTTATCAAATTGGAGAGCTAATAAATCACTAGCACCTGCATCATCTTTACCACTAACATATAATTTAGCCCCAACACTCGTAGTTCCAATACCAACTCTACCACCATAAGGATTTAAAATTATATCTTCTGCTGTACTACTATTTGATTGTGATTGTATCACACTAGCCGAAGCATCACCTGCAAAGTTTAAAAAACCACCACTAGCTTTATTTTGTATAGTTAATGCTTGGTGAGTAAGCATTTCTGCTAAGTTTACAGCTTCAGAACCTGATGTTCTTTCAATAATACAAGTTCTGTTAGCAGTTCCTTTAACATGTATTATACCATCGGGACTCGTAGTTCCTATTCCAACATTGCCATCCTCCTGAACACGCATTAGTTCAGTGGCAGCATTATGTTTTGATACTACAAAAATTC